TTACTTTTGCGCACGCGCCGGTGTAATCAGGTCCGATAGCCTGCCGAGCGCGGCCCGCTGCGCGTCGACCTGCAGGTGAGCGTAGCGCTGGGTCGTTTGCACATTGCTGTGGCCGAGGATCTTGCTGATGGTGTACAGGTCGACGCCGAGGCCGAGCATGATGCTGGCGCACGAGTGGCGCAGGTCGTGGAAGTTGACGTGCTCCATGCCGGCTTTCACGCGCGCGCGGCGCCATGCCGACTTGGCACCTGGCGCCGAGATGGCTGGTGTCGATGTCGTTTGGGCCGGCAACCACTGGCAGCGGGCCGTCGAAGTTCACGCGGCGAACCATCCCGCCGCGCAACATGCCTGCCAGGACCTGCAACAAGCCCACTGGCGTGACGTACCCGCGCACGACATCATGCTTGCGTCGCCATGCTGCCAGGGCCACAGCAAGGCGCGCGGCAAGGCCAACGGCAATCCGCAGCACGATTCCAGTCGCTCAACCGCCTGGGCGCCCGTAGCGGCGGCCGAATACCACCGTCCTGACGCATTCGTCATCGAAAATGTTTTGGATTTCACCCGCTGGACCCTGTACCCGGCGTGGGTCGCGGCGATGGAGGCACTCGGCTACTGCCTTGCGCCGCACATTATCGACGCAGCCGATCACGGCGTGCCGCAGCACCGCGAGCGGCTGCTGATCGTCGGCACGCGCAGCAAGAGCCCGCTGATGCTGCAATTACCGATCCGGAGCTACGTGCCTGCGAGCTCTTTCATTGACTTTGGCGCCGGAAAATGGCAGCCGATCGAGAAGCCTGGGCGCGCGCCATCGACACTGCGCCGCGTCGCCGCCGGCCGCGCCGCGTTCGGCGATCGCTTCCTGATGCCGTACTACGGTGGCGGCTCCGGCCTGACCGGCCGCAGCCTGAGCCGTCCAGTGGGCACCATCACCACGCGCGATCGGTGGGGCGTTGTAGACGGCGACCGCACGCGGATGCTCAGCAAAGAAGAGTGCCGTGCTGCGATTGGATTCCCCGCCGACTACATCTTGCCAGTCAAGCACACGGAGGCGGTTCACATGCTGGGCAACGCTGTTTCGCCGCCGATGATGCGTGACGTTCTACTGGCAATGCAGGCGGCCGCATGATCACCCAGCTCGCATTCAACCTCTCGGCCGGCACCGCCGCGCTTCTGGAGCTCGACAACGCTGCCCGCGCCCGCGCGCACTGGCGCAGCGGCATGGTCACGAGCCTGCCGCTGTTCTGCGAAATCGAAGGGATTGGGGGCCGCTACAGCTACATGCTGCCGGGCGTGGTCGAAGCGATCGCCGGCGACTTGGCCGACGTGCGCATCTACGCGGCGCCGGAGTACGGCTACGTGCTGGAGGGCTACCCGCTGCACCTGGCGCTAGCCGTCGACGTGCCGCTGAGCGACCTGGGCCGGTGCTACTGGCACTCGGAATTGCAGCGCATCGCCGACGAAGGGCTGCTGGTCACCGGCGACGCGCAGCTGGCCGCCGAGGTGCGCGCCCGCGCGAACTGCACGCATGAGCGCGAAATTGCGCAGGTGCCAGCATGAATTTATTCCTCCAAATCGTCTGCGGCTGGGAGCACGCGTTCGATCGGATCTTTGCCGTTTGCCCTAACGACATCAAAAGCGTCGTTCGCGCTATCGCTAGCGACAATCCGCCCCTCAAGCTGCCATTTATCACCTTCTTCGACTATTGCCCACACTTCGCCGTCAACGCCTTCAATGTGCTCAAGCACATCGTCAGCCGTCAATACGGTCTTGTCATCGGGGCGAAACCACGAACCCCGCTCTGGCATTCCGGCCTCGCCGAGCTTCGTAAGGAATTTTCGTTCGGTTGCCGCGTCGGCTTCGCGGATCGCATGGATACCAAGCACTTTCATAAAACACTCCTCAACAAGTTAAAAGAAAGGCAAGCATAGCATGATTTATGACCTCGCCCGGGCCTAGCGCATTCACCGCGCCATCAACGCGGAAAACACGCCGGTATCGCTCTTCCCGAAGCGCTGCGTCTGCGGCAAGCGCGCCTTCGCCAAGCAGCTCGCGCAGTACGGCGTTTGCATCGCCTGCCAGCTGGCCGCGCGCGTTGCTTCGCTAGAGCCGGAAGACCTGATCAACCTAAAATTCATGCTGGGCGTTAAGCAGGCGCCGCGCTCGACGTGGGGCAACCGCAACGTCTACCTGTGCAACCGCCGCGACCGGCCGTCGATGGAGCGCCTGGTCACGGCCGGCTTCGTCCGCGCCGGCGAGCAGATTCTCCAGCTGCGCTACTTCCACGCGACGGCGGCCGGGTGCAAGCTGGCCGGGCTCAATGCGACAGCGCTGCGCCGCGCGCTGGGGGATCGGCCATGACGGCACTCAAAGGAATCGCCGAGCCGAGCGGCGCCAATTCAGAAGAATTCGGTTTCAGCTTGGCTATGTGCCCGCTTCACCTCGCCGGAATCAATAATCTTCTCGGCAAATTCGCGCGCCATCACGCGGGCCTCGACCTTTCGTTTTGCGCTGCCGGGAATATTGATTACATGCGGCGGCTTGAGCAAATCACCACCGGCCTTCAACCGGACGAGCGCTATGTACGGGCGCCAGTCGCCGGAAACCTCTTGATAGGCTGTGGCAGAAAAGTCGTATCCGTTATACGAGATCACGCTACAAAGTTCCATGTATTTTCCCGAAATTTTGATTGGATCTTTGCATGAGCCCGTCGTTAGCAAACCACGGCGCTGGACAAGCTCGGCTCCGCTACGACGATTCCCACGAAAGCCGCGCGATGGCCCAGCACCGTGCCCGCAAGCAGGCGCAGGCCGGCGCCGAGCGCAGCCAAGCCGACAGCGACCGCTACAACGGCGCGCTGATGCGCCGCGACCCGCAGTTGGTGCGGCTGCTGAAGGCTTTTTCGGCGGTGGCTGATGATCAGCGCGAGGCGTTTGTAGAGCGGGCCGTTGCTGGGACTGCAGCATGCTGACCGCTGTGCTGACCGGTCAATACGCGGTCCACGAGAGACCGCAAGGCCGCATCCCCACGGCGTGCAGTGCTATTGGCCAGAACCACAACCCCGTTCTTGTTGCCGATTGCATGTTTCATGCCGGTATCGGCGGATTACTACCGGCTCAAAATCTCCTTATTATCCTGAATGGAGCGCGATGCGTTGAGTCATTACATTTAAGAGATATCACTAAATCGTTCGTTGGCTCACTGCGTGAGTGGTGCCCAAGTGCCACTCGTGCGGCATCCTCACTCCGCTCGGCTAGCGTTCTGACCGCTGCCCATTTGCCGAATTCAAACTTCAGGTCATATCGAGCACCTTCATTTCCGTCTTCATCGATAAGCCATGCAAACGCTATCGCCGAGTTACTAACCTCCGTCCTAACGATCTGCGTTTGCAGCGCGCTAGTTTCGAACTCCATGTGGGTGACACTGGCCATCAGGATCTCGCTTGCTAAAAAGGTAAATATAACATGAACCAAGCTGATATTTTCAGCGCCGGCTCCAGGCGCCTGCAAATGACCGACTCAATCGAGATGACCATCCAGTCGCTTCTGACCTATGGCGCCACGCACAAGCACTGGGGCGTAGCCTGGGCGGGTGGCAAAGACAGCAGCGCCACTTTGACGTTGATCACCTGGCTGCTCGACACCGGCCGCGTGCCGCGTCCCAAGTCGCTGACCGTCTTCTATGCCGACACTCGCCAGGAGCTGCCGCCGCTGGCCATCGCAGCGCGCCAGATCATGGACGAGCTGGAGGAGCGCGGCATCCGCGTTGAGGTCGTCACTGCTCCAATGGAAAAGCGGTTCATGGTCTACATCCTCGGGCGTGGCGTGCCGCCGCCGAACAACAACACGCTTCGCTGGTGCACGCGTCAGATCAAGATCGATCCGATGCAGCATGCTCTCGAAGCGCGTCTCGACCAACTGGACGGCCAGATCCTGATGATCACCGGCGTGCGCCAGGGGGAAAGCGCCATCCGCGATCAGCGAATCGAGATGAGCTGTAGTAAGGACGGCGCCGAGTGTGGTCAGGGTTGGTATCAAAAGGTGCTGCCGGAGGCGAAGGGCTTGCGCGGCCGGCTGGCCACCTTGGCGCCGCCGCTGCACTGGCGCGTCTGCCACGTGTGGGAGTGGCTCCGGCACTGGGCGCCGACGGTCGAGTTTGGCGACTGGAGCACGGCCGCGATTGCCGAAGCCTACGGCGGCGACGAGGCGGAGGAGATTAATGCGCGGACTGGCTGCACTGGCTGCCCGCTGGCCGATACCGATATGGCGCTCGACAACATCCTGCTGAACCCGCAATGGGCGTACTTGGCGCCGCTCAAGCGCATCAAGCCGCTATGGCGCGAGCTGCGGCTTCCGCAGCACCGGCTGCGTAAGGCCGGCTTGGAAATCCTCAAAAGCGGCAAGGTCGCGTCGAACCCGCAGCGCATGGGGCCGCTGGCATTCGAAGCTAGGCTGATGGGCTTGAACGAGATTTTGAGTATTCAGCGTGACGTCAACGAGACGGCGCGCCACCGGCCGGCCTGAGATCGATCTTATCAACGCCGAGGAGGAGGCGCGCATCAGGGAGTTGATTGACCTTGAAACTTGGCCTGATGGTTGGGCCGGCGACGAGCCGATCGCAACGACGATCATGGATACGATCTATGCGAACGGCGCGGTGCAGCCCAGACTATTTTCCGAAAGCGACTTTTGATGAAGCCAAAATATTCAGTCGGCCGTTTGAGCGTCAATCCATTCATGCGTCAGCTGAGTTGCCCTTCCAATCGCGCTGGCGCAATTCGAATGGTTCTCGTCGGCAATTCCTTGATACTTCTGCGGAAGAATCACTGTCTCCGTAAAGGTGTCGGCAGTCTGACGCCGGTGCACACTGAAGCGAGCACCAAAGCCATGAAGGCCTTCCGTGGCAATGATTACGATCGTGTACCCCTTGTATTCGTGGGCGTCCAATTCTTCGATAACACCTTGAGTATTTTCCATCTTGCTCCCCGTATTCGAATCGGGATTCTACCATGATGCGCCGCAGCCCCATGAAGCCCACCAGCGCGCCGATGAAGCGCACCGGGATGGCGCGCAAGCCGGCCGACGCCACCGGCGTGCTGCGCGTCCAGTCATTCGACCGCGAGAAGAAGGCGCGGCGGCCGATGAAGTCGACGCGGCCGAAGATGACGCCGATCCGCAAGGCCGCGCGCAATGAGGATTGCACGGTCCAGCTGCCGGGCATCTGTAACCGCGACCCGGCCACGTCTGTCCTCTGCCACAGCAACGCACTGGCGGACGGGAAGGGCATGGGTCTGAAGACGCCGGACACTGCGGCGGCATTCGGCTGCAGCGCCTGCCACGACGTGCTGGACGGCCGGCGGCCGCGTCCGGCATGGCTGTCGAAGGATCAGGTCGACGAAGCTTTCCGCGCCGGCATCGGCCTCACACACGCAGTTTTACGAATGAAAGGTCTGATCGAATGATGAAACGGGGATTGCAGGCGCTCGGCCGGCTCAAGGTCGGTGCCATGAACAAGACGGAGGCCGCGTATGCCGCGACGCTGGAGCTGCGGCGCGCGGCCGGCGAGGTCGTCTGGTTCAAGTTCGAAGGGCTGAAGTTCCGGCTCGCGGACAACACGTTCTACACGCCGGACTTCGCGGTGATGCTGGCCAGCGGCGCCATGGAAGCGCACGAGGTGAAGGGCTTCTGGCAGGACGACGCGAAAGGGAAGATCAAGATCGCCGCCGATATGTACCCGTTCCGCTTCATCGCCATCAAGGTCAGGGCGAAGAAGGACGGCGGCGGCTGGGTGATTGAAGAATTTTAAAGCGAAGCCTCGGCCGGCGGCAACCGGTCGAGGCCTCTGTCATAACACGTTGAGGAAATTATGAGTTCGACAATGATATACGAAGATTCGAGCAGCACCGCTGGGGCGCGCCCATGACGCCGGTGATCGTGGGCACCGCGACGCTGTATCTGGCCGACTGCATCGAGGCCATGCGCACCATGCCGGACAACTCGGTCGACAGCGTCGTGACCGATCCGCCGTATCACCTGACCAACCAGTCCGGCGGCCCATCGAATGCCGGCGAGACGCCGCAGTCGCGCGCGCAGGCCGGCGCCAACTCGACCGGCTTCATGGGCAAGGCTTGGGATGGCGGCAATATCGCTCAGCGGGTCGAACTCTGGGCGGAAGTTGCTCGCGTGCTGAAACCGGGCGGACACGTACTGGCCTTCGGTGGCGCGCGCACATATCACCGCATGGTGTGTTCGATCGAGGACGCTGGTTTCGAAATCCGCGACCGCGTGCTCAGCTTGAACAGCGACGGGCAGCTGGAGGAGCATTACCCGGTCTGGATTTTCGGTTCCGGCTTCCCGAAAGCGGAAATCTGGACCAAGGCCAAGGCCGACAAGGGTCAAGCGGAGAGCGTCAAGATGCTTGAGGCCGGTTACGAAGGCTGGGCGCGCGGCGGCCTGAAGCCGGCGCACGAGCCGATATGCGTGGCGCGCAAGCCGCTCGTGGCCAGTGTCGCCGAGAACGTTCTGCTGCACGGCGTCGGCGCGCTCAACATCGACGCCTGCCGCGTGCACGCCGAAGATCCGAAGGGCGGCGCCTATACTGTGAAGCGCCTCAAGCCTGGCGCAACGCTGAACGAAACCCGCGGCAACTGGAGGCCGGAGGATGCTGGCGCCGAGTTGTACCACGGCCAGATGGCGGCCGGACGCTTCCCCGCGAACGTGATCCATGATGGCGGCGCCGAAGTGGTGGCGCAGTTCCCGGCCGAGGCCGGCCAGCAGGCCGCGCTCAAGACGCGCAACAGCGACAAGACGCGCAACGCCTTCGGCGAGTTCGCCGGCAGCCCCGACGCCGACTTCGCGCCGCACGACGCGCGCGGCAGCGCCGCCCGTTTCTTCTATTGCCCGAAGGCGAGCCGCGCTGATCGAAACGGCGGCCTGTTCATCGGCGCCGCACCGGTGGTGGCCAGTGGCGCCACGATGCGCGACTGCGAGACGGCCGACTGGTCCGCGCGCAACGGCAATTCGCATCCGACGGTGAAGCCGACCGACCTGATGGCTTACCTATGCCGCCTCGTGACCCCGCCCGGCGGCGTGGTGCTTGACCCATTCATGGGCAGCGGCAGCACCGGCAAGGCGTGCATGCGCGAGGGTTTTCGCTTCGTCGGCTGCGAGCTGGAGCCGGAGTACTTGGCGATCGCCGCGGCGCGCATCGGATACGAGCACGGCCTGGTCGCCGCTGCGAACGTGCCGCCCGAACCGACGCCGCAGTTGGATCTGTTTGCCGAACCGCAGGAGGCAGCAGTATGAACGCCAACAACACGCTCACGAAATACCGCATGGAGCAGATCACAGCCGCGCTGGAGGCCGGTCCGCTGTGCGCGCACGACCTCGCGCCAAAGGTGTTCATCTGCTTCGAGCAGGCGCGCCGCTACCTTCAGTTCATGCATGGCCTGGGCCTGACCCATATCGCCAAGTGGCCGCTGCGCCGCACGCCGCGCGCCACCCGGGTTGCGGCCTACGCGCTCGGGCCGGCAAGGACGCCCAGCAGCCCGAACCGCTGACGCAGGCGTAGCGCCAGAAGCGTTGGAAGCACAAGGCCCGGCAAGACGGCGACCGCTATGCACTGCTTCGCTCGAAAGACCGCGCTCGCAAGCGCAAGCCCCGTCGCGATCCACTGATCACCGCCATGTACGGCGCGCCGGCGCGCGCCACCACCGAAGGAGCACCACATGCTTGACCCACGTTCATCGGCGCGCGCTGTGGCGTTGACCCCATTCCAGCAGGTGACGGCGCAGCTGAAGGAAGCGCTGCGCGAAAACGTCCAGTTGAAGGCGCAGATCGCGATCCTGACGGCCGCCGGCGTGAAGTCCGCGCCAAAGCCGCGCGCGATCAAGGTGGCAAAGCCGGCCAATGGCTACCCGGCCGAGTTCCTGGCCGCCTACGATGCCGGCCGCAAGTGGCGCACCGGCTCAACTCTTGCCGCCGCGTACACCGCATGGAAGGCGCGCATCGTCAAGGGTGACGCAAACACGGCCGCGAAAATCATCGCCTGCACAGCCGAGTACGCGGCATGGTGCATTGCGACCAACACCGAGAAGAAAATGGCGCAGACGTTCTTCGGTCCGGGCGAATACTGCCTTGCCGAGTGGCCCATTCCAACGTCGACCACGCAGAAAGGAGTGAAACATGCAAACTTTGCCTCGCAAGATTACCGCGCTGGGATTGGTCCGAACGGTGAGTTCTGAAGGCCCGACCAAGTACATCAGCGCCGTGCTGGGCGACTGCGGCGTGCACGGCGAGTTCACGTCGTGGCTGGTGGCTGGCGCATGGTCAGGCTGCGTCACCTGTGACCTGGCGGCCGAGCGGCGCGTGCTGGCCGGCGAGAATGCCGCTTGGCGCAAGGAGCTGAAGGCGCGGGAGTGGCGCGAGAAGCTGGGCCGGGCCGCGATCCCTGACCGCTTCGCCGACCGCAGGCTGAGCACCTACATTCCGGACTGCGACAAGGCTGTGCGCGCGCTGGCCGTGGCCACCGCTTACGCTGGCAACTTCGATGAGGTGCGCGCCAAGGGCATGTGCCTCCTGTTTTGCGGCGAAGTCGGCACCGGCAAGACGCACCTAGCCGTCGGGATTGCGCACGAGGTGCTGGAGCAGGGAAAGCAGGCCGTGTTCACGTCGGTGATCCGCGCTGTGCGGTCGGTCAAGGAGACGTACGCCAAGGACAGCGGGCGCACCGAGGCGCAGGCGCTGCGCGACTTGGTTGAGCCTGATCTGCTGATCCTGGACGAGAGGGGTGTGCAGTTCGGCAGCGACACCGAGAAGATGATCCTGTTCGAGATCATCAACGGGCGGTATGAGGCGTCGCGGCCGACGATCGTCATCAGCAACCTGGCGTCGGCCGCGCTGGAGGAATATCTGGGCGAGCGCTCCTTTGACCGGCTGCGCGAAGGTGGCGGCCGGCTTGTGGTGTTCGACTGGGCGTCGCACCGTGCGCGGCGGGCAAGCTGATCGGAACGCGCGCGGGACGACGCAGCGCGAATTGATTTCATAGCGTAAGGCTTTGGAAGATGCCCGAGCGCCCACCCGGGCATCTGCTACGCTTATTCTTTGATCATCGTCGCGCGAACGGTGCCTGCTTGATTAGCGGTGTTCCTAACGTAAATCGCCAAGGATCCACCTTCGGGCCACGTCACTGCCTGCGATTGTCCGTTTGTCAGTGCAGGAGTTTGATACTGCCCTGGAGCAGCACCATTGACAAAAATTGCGAAGCGCAGTGACGCGCCTCCAGTCCCGGTTACCGTGAAGCGGTATTTTGCACCCGCAAGTGGTTTCGCCCAGAGTACGCCCGTTTCGCCTGGAACGCTTGCGCTGACACCCCATCCATTTCCGTTTAGTTGTTCAAACGCAGCCCCGGCGGCGAGCTCGAGATTGCCGGTGTTAGCGTTGTAGGTGACCGGCTGAGTCCATGTACCACGCATTGAAAGCATATTGAAATTGCTTGGCTTGTCAGCGGTAGTAGGTTGTCCGTTGCCGTCCACGTAACTATATGCAGTCGTCACTTGCCGCAGATTCTTGCGTATTTTCTGCAGTTCGTCGCGGACAGCCTGTTGGGACCCCGTTGGTACTCCCGCAAAGATATCGAAATTTGCGCCAGTCTCCACGTAAATAAAATAGGGTGTACAGATATTTTCGTCCACCACTCGCGCGCCAAATGTCTTCAGCGTCTGAACTACTTTTTGGAGTGTGGGATTTTGAATGCCCATTGTGTAATCAGCAGGCAACATCAGTAGCGCGCCTTCCGGGATGGTGCCGGTGTGATTCGTCGCGGAATAAAGATCGGAACGCGTCGCAGGGTAGATATATGTTGGCTGGCCGTTTTTCCCCGCCAAGCCCTCCTGCGCCAATGACATAGCCAAGGCATGGTTATAAGAATCGTCGCCATCGTCGACTTCGTGAGCGCGAATAATGCCCGCCATTGGCGGAACTCCAACTGCGCGGCTGCCTTGATAATAGCGTGACGGGTCGCCCCATCCCCGGCCGCCGATAGTGGTCCAAGCGTACGCGCGCGCGCGCCAGAGTCCATTTACTTGCTTCAAACCCCAGAAGCTGTGTATTTTGCCAGTAGAATTATCGAAGATATCGGCGTGGCCGTCGCCGCCCCACGCAGGAGTTACGGCCGGTGGGAAGTGCGGTATTGTGATCGATGGAACATTTCTGACCGAATCTAATTCCCGGATGCCAGATTCTGTAAGTATAGGATAAACGATCATTGGCGGATTTTCGGCTGTAGCTTGAAAAATCGGCGGTCCGAGCTCGGCGTTCGGTTCGATGCGCGGACCGCAAGTACCCTTTAGCTGGTCTTCCAGACCTAGCACTGGACCGATCGGGCGGATGTTCCATGGCGAATCTGCTGCGAAAGGTTTTTCGAACGTCCCAAATGCCGCGCTCGTTTGGGCATGCGCGTTTGCAGCGAGAAGAAGAGCAACTATTGACGCAATTTGTTTTTTCATTTTAATCCGCCTCTAAAAAGGGAAAGTCCCGCGAGGACTCTACCCTTAATTGTCAATTTGAAATCTATTCAATTGTCACAACTCGCAGATTTATAATCTACGCAAAGAAAGCACTAAGATTTAAGTTGCCGCAACGCTTGTTACAGGGTTGTATACGTTATTGCCTTGTGATACTGTCTGCATCGTCTTCAAAGGAGCAATTGCATGGGCTTTGCCGATCGGTACGTTAGCAGTCTAAATTCCAGTACGTTGTAGGACGGCGAGGAGCACCACTCGGCCGAGCCGCTGTTCGCAGCTGCGGTTGCGGACATGGCTGGCGCCGGTCTGGGCGCGCTGCTGACGCGGGTGCAGTTCGCCGACGGCTCGATCCGCAAGACGTCCGAGTCGGGTACGCAGAACCTGGCGCAGCTGCTGCGCATCTGGACGATGGCAGTGATCGAGAAGGGCCGGGCGCGCCGCTGGGTTCGCGACGAGGGTATCCACCGCAGATCGCTGGCGCGCTGTACGTGCGCGTGGCCGACGCTTCGCTGGCCCATTGGCTCGACGGCCACTGCAAGACGTGCGCGGGCACCGGCGTCACCGCGCTACTCGGCAACCGCGCGTGCACGGCGTGCAAGGGCACCGGCAAGGCCGAGCTCACCGGCATGCGCGAGTACGAGAAGAAGCTGGCGCTCGACATGGTCAGCGAGTTGTCTGCCTTGTGCGACAGCCACGCGCGCCGCGCCACCGCCCGGCTGCGCTGACAAAAAAACGGATCGCGTGAACTGGTTGTAAACACAGTGATTTTGGTGTAGAGTGAGGTTCTACGCTTTTCAGTAAAATTTCCTTCGGAATCGTAATGTCCGGCGCAAGCTGGCAACCATACCCGAAGCTCGCGACAGTACCCGGCCCAGCGCCGTACCTGCTCGCACTGAAATAAGCGTCACCCACTTCGCAGATAGCGCTGGGGCACTCTAAGCCACCCATGCGGTGGCTTTTTCTATTGTGGCATCAGGTAATTGACGCTACAGCGCCTACTGCGCTATATAGCTTTGCGCGATCTGCGAACGCCAATGAGGATTAAGCCTACGAACATCATGTCGAAGGTGCCCGGCTCTGGAACCGCGCTTGTGAACTGAGCGAAATAAGTTTCGTTTCTTGTTTCCAGTCTATATGGTGGTGTTTCCAATATATTAGCCCGTCCGTAAGGCTGCATTACCGATGTAAAGTCGCCAGGCTTTCCGATTACGAAATCAACTTCCCGAGGACAATCGGTGCAATAAAAGCCACCGAGGTAGGGCACATTGTAGTAATACGGATCTATCCCAACGTATGGCTTTGGAAAAGACACTAGGTAGTCGGGCTCATAGTCATCATGATAGCTTCCTATGTATGAGAAGCGAAAAAAACCGTCTTGAGTGAGGGTTATTTTGCCTGTGATGACTCCATTTGGCGCCAGCTCGAAATGAACCTTTGCGAAGCTCGGTATTATCTCCGTCTCTGACTGGCCCCTTATAAGCAGTTCGGTAAAGTAGACGTCCATAGTGTCGGCTTTGGCTGCGGTGCTTGAAATCAGCACGATAGATGAGAGTAGTGCAAAAATTAATTTTTTCATATTTGTCCATTCACATTAGCTAAGTTCACACGATAAATAGGCTTTGTTAGTTTGTCAATTTATCATCACGAAATTTACCCCGCGCCATGACCAATACGACCCGCCCGCCGAAAGAGCTGATCCGGGCGTACATGGAGCACCGCACGCACGCGCCCGTTGACCCGCCGCCCAGCGCCGAGGACATCCGACGCGAGCTTGGCTGGCACCTGATTCCTGCGAACCGCCAACCCGACGCTGGCGATCAAGACTGAACTGGCGGCCGCGTGAGCATACCGCGCCGCCCAGCAACGGAGGTGCGCCATGAAGTAGCCTCAAGAATCACGGCACCTCGCAAGAGGGGTTACACGCATGACGACTGCGGCTGGGCAATCCCGGCTGGCATCCCAGTCGTCACCCGTGTATCGAATTCGCTGTACCTGCGTTAATCCCGAAGCTGAGGCAGAGGATGAGCCCGCAGGGCAGCAAAGCCTCAACAGGTCACTAAGACAGCGGTCCAGTCGGCCGGCCTCCAAAGCCGTGCAGCGGTGGTTCGAATCCATCGTGATCTGCCAGTTTCGCGGACAAGCCAAGGTGGCAAGCCGGCCCTCCAAGCCGTGCCAGTAGGGTTCGACTCCCTATGCCCGCTCCAGAGTCTCCCGTCCCGCTACCAAGCGGACGTTCGCCGCCTCGCACATCGCTGGGCGGCTTTTTTATTTGAGGTGCACCATGGGTGATATCGGATCGGCCATCATCGGCCTAGCCATCGCGGGCGTGGTGCTCGGCGCCATCGTGGCGACCGCCGCCATCTTTGCTCTGCCGTGCCTTTGGGCGATGGCAAAGTCAACGCTTCGCGCGCTGGTGGGTTGATCATGGGCGACATCGTCCACCCATCGCAAATCTACCCGGCCCTGCAGGCGCTGCTCGGATTGCCTGACCATTGCGTCTCGTTCGAGCTACGCGCGCAGCAAGGCGAGTACGGCGTCATCGTCGCCTGCGAGCACTACCTCGCCCTCGATGCGCCGGGCCTCAAGCAGCTGGAGAGCGTGCTCAGCGAGTACCAGCTGGTCCACCGCGAGCAGCACCCCGTCAAGGTCGAGGACTTCGATGCCTGGATGCGCGGCCGCACCGACCGCGCCCACGCCGAGTATATGGCCGGCCACGCTGCCGGCGGGATCGATTACAGCAAACGGTATGCGCGCGGCGGCTTCGTCGACGGCTTCCGCCTGGTGGGCGAGGCTGCATGAGCACTGCCGACTTCGCGCGCTGGATGATCATCTGGGAGCAGCTCTTGTGCATGCAGCGCGACATCGCGCAGCGCCAGGTTCGCGGCACCGGCACCACAAAGTTTCTCTGACACGTGCGGCAGCCGCCAGCGCGCCCCTGTGGCGGTATCCAGTAACGGGCGCAGTCGCCGACGAGCAAGAGCCGGGAATCCTCCGCAGAGCATCGCGGCCATATACGGACCGGGCGGCGACACTGAAGGGCATGTAATAATAGATTTCCTAAACGAAAGGAAATCCCAATGTTAGATCGACCAATATCCGACGCAGAGTTCAATGAATACAGCAACCTCCAAACTGAGGCGAGGGTAATTCGTGTACGAGCAGAGCGTATAGCACAGTTGTTGGTAGAAGAGTTTGCCCCAGACAGTGCTTCACGCTTGACGCACGGTGTGGAATTTGCTCCCGGTGAAGGCAATGTGGTTGCAATGTGTAGGACCATATTCGGCGAAGGTCGCATCCGACTGGTCATTGGCGCGAAAAATCGCACGGCGACCGGCCGGCTGATAGTTGAGCGCGTTGACGAGGACTCATTTGGCCGGGCCGCATGGAAACCAGTTTGGAATTTCCATGTTCCATCAAGCGAAAAGCTCGTCATCGGCACGCCGCCGAATGCCCGGTGGTATCTGCTCTATAACAACTCCATTCAATCGCACGAGGACGCAATTTATGCATTGGGCATGTCGATAAACTACGCGATAGCTGCATACGCGCCTGAGTGACAATTCGGAGGGGCGTGAATGGCTAAAGGCAAATCGCAGCATCAGCCTAACACTGCTCGCCCCCTTCCGCCCGAGAGCTTCACCGACCCACTGACCAGCCGCTACATGCCGGCGCCGGAGGTGCTCAAGTGGGCGCACGCCGAGATCCTGACCGAAGGCGGCCAGCTGCACAATCCTGACTTCGCGCACCTTGAGTATGCCGACATCCAGTTCCTTTGGGCGCCGCACGGCTTCAACAAGGCCGGCCGCACAGTCCTGGGCCAGTGCGAGGAGGTCACCTTTCGCTGCGGACCGTGGCAGAAGGGGCGCCAGCAACAGCAGATGGCTGACTGGTTCGGCATGGTGCCGCAGTACCTGATCACCCTGGACGCTGAGCACTGCCTCAAGTGCAGTGACGTCGAGTTCTGCGCGCTGGTCGAGCATGAGCTGTACCACATCGGTCAGGAGCTGGATGATTACGGCTCGCCAGCCTTCACCAAGGACGGGCTGCCGAAGTTGATGATCAGAGGTCACGACGTGGAAGAGTTCGTCGGCGTCGTCCGTCGCTACGGTGCGAGTGAGGACGTGCAGCGCATGATCGACGCCGCCGCGACTAAACCAGAGGTGGCAAAACTCAACATCGCGAGGGCGTGCGGAACCTGTCTGCTCAAGGTTGCATAGTTTTACGCGGCTTTTGTCGGATGGCAACTTATGGCAGCACTACGAGACGAGGTGAAGCTGTTCATCGTCCAAGCGCTGGCCTGTTTCGACACGCCGACGCAGGTGTCGAAAGCAGTAAAAGAGGAGTTCGGGCTCGATGTCATCCGCCAGCAGGTGGCTGCTTACGACCCTAATTGCTACGTCGGCCGCAACCTGAGCCTGAAATGGCGAACAATATTCAACGACACGCGCGCGAAGTTCCGCGTGGACACCGCAGCTATTCCGATTGCCAGTCGAGCCTTCCGTCTTCGAGCGCTGGCCAGGATGGCGCAGCAGGCTGAGGGTATGCGCAAAATCGCGCTGGCCGTGTCCGTGATTGAGCAGGCTGCCAAGGAAGTCGGCGACGTCTACGTCAACCGCAAGGTCGACCCGGACAAATCGCTGGACGAAGAAATCAAGCGCCTGGAGATCGAGCGGCGCAAGGCCGAGCTCAAGCAGCTTGAGACTGGCGGGAGCGACAAGACGGCCGCGCTGCTGTCCGAACTGATATCAAAGCTCCCCTCATGAACACTGGCAATCTGCTGCTGGACCGACAGCTTGCGCGCTGGTATCCGCTGAAGGATCATCCTGTGCAGCTTGCGCTGGTCGCGGCTGTCAGCATGGGGATTCGCTTTCCACTGGTCCCGGCTGGTCGACGCAGCGGTAAGACCGAGCGCTTCAAGCGCTTCCTGGTGAAGATGGCGAACGCTGTCGTCGGCCAGTACTTCGCTGCCGCGCCGACGCATGCGCAGGCGAAGAAAATCTTCTGGGATGACCTAAAGGCTTTCTCGCTGTCGTGTATGCATCCGCACCGGCCGAGCGAGTCGGACCTGATCATCTACCTGCCGAACGGCAGCGAGATTCACGTCATCGGCCTGGATAAGCCACAGCGGATCGAGGGCATCCCGTGGAAGGGCGGCGGCATCGACGAGTTCGCCGACGTGAAGTCGGACGCATGGGAGGCGAATATCCTCCCGGCGCTGAACACCGTCAACCCGATGGATCCGGATTACCGCGCCTGGTGCTGGCTGCTTGGCGTGCCAGATGGTCTGAACCACTACTACGACCTGTGCAGCAAGGCCGATGCCGGTACCGATCCGAACTTCCGGGTCTACCACTGGAAGTCAGCCGAGATTCTACCGCCCGACGTCATCGATGCGATGAAAAGCGCGATGTCGGACATGCAGTTCAAGCAGGAGTTCGAAGCCTCGTTCGAGACGGCCGCTGGCAAGATCTACGAGGACTACAGCAAGGCGAACTACACGAACGCCAAGATCGAGCCGCACGAGCAGCTGATGTGGATGCACGATCAGAACTTTACGCCCCTGTCGTCCGCTATCGGTGTTCGGCGCGCGCGCGAGCAGACACCGCGAGAGCGGGCTGCCGGCGCCAAGGTGGTCCACGATCTGTACCTGCTGGATGAAATCGTGCTCACCAGCGCGATCTCGAAGCAGTCGGCCGCTGAGTTTGTCGATAAGTACAAGGCACACAAGAACAAGCACGTGCTGATCTACGGCGATCCTGCTGGCCGCGCCGGCGAGAAGCACGGCCACGCATCCGACTACACCGACATCGAAGGCGTGCTCAAGGCGAACGGCTGGAGCTATACCCGCAAGGTGAAGCCGGCCGCCCCCGCCATCAAGGATCGCCAGAACGCCGTGCGGACGAAGATCAAAACCGCCGATGGGCTGCGAACGCTGTTCGTCAACCCGGCCACAGCGAAGTGGTGCGACAAGGGCTTGGCGACCGTCCAGCTGCAAAAAGGCTCGACGTTCCAAGAAGACCAGACGAACAAGTACCAGCACATCACCACGGCGATCGGCTATTGCGTCGACGTGGAGTGGCCGAGCATCAACAACCGCGCTTCGTCGAGCGAACTGCCATATTAGCAACAAGGAAACCATGTCCAACAAGGTCAACGACAAATCACCAGCCGTCGAGGCCATGGAACCCGGATGGGACAAGATCGACGCGCTGGTCGGCGGCACGAAGGCCATGCGCGCAGCTGGAACGAAGTTTCTGCCGAAGTTCCCGGGCGAGAGCCAGAAGTCCTACGACTACCGCCTCGCGACCTCGACGCTTTACAACGCGCTGGGCCGCACGCTGGAGAACATGGCCGCGAAGCCCTTCGCCGAGGCGATAACGTACACCGATCTGGACCCTGCCGCCGAAGCGTGGATGGAGAACGTCGACCTGTGCGGCAACAACCTGACCGTGTTCGCGCACAGCGTGTTCACCGAAGCGATGGGCAAGGGCTTGACGCACATCCTGGTGGACATGCCGAGTACGATCGACGGCGAGGGCAAGCGGCGTTACGCGACCTTGGCCGACGAGAAAGCGGCTGGCCTGCGTCCATATCTGGTGCATGTCGAGCCTCGGAAAATTCGCGGTTGGCGCAGTGCTAAAGGGATTGACGGCGTCGAGCGACTTACCATGCTGCGCCTGATCGAATGCGTTGAGGAGCCGGATGGTGAATTCGGCGTTGCCAAGGTCGACCAGATCCGCGTGCTGAAACCGGGCACTTGGGCGGTATATCGAAAGAATCAAGGCGCCAAATTCGATGACTGGGCATTTTATGATGGCGGCCCCACATCGTTAGACTTCATCCCGCTAATTACCTTCTACACGAAGCGGACCGGCTTCATGACCGCCGAGCCGCCGCTCGAGGACATGGCCGACCTGAACATCAAGCACTGGAACCAGCAGAGCGACCAGGACAGCATCCTGCACACGGCGCGCGTGCCGATTTTCGTGATCAGCGGCGTGACCGACGATGACAAGATCGAGATCGGCGCCAAAACGTTCCTGCGGCTGCCGCAAGGCGCTGAGGCCAAGTATGCGGAGCACAGTGGTCAGGCGATCGGCGCCGGCCACGCCGCGCTGCAAGAGCTCAAGGACGAAATGCGCTCGATGGGCGCCGAGCTGCTGATGGCAAGCGAAGTGTCGATGACCGCGACCCAGAACAACATCGAGGACGGCGATTCGAAGTGCCAGCTCGCACGCATGGTGCAGGCGCTGGAAGATACGCTCGACAATGCTGTGGACATGATGCACCGCTGCATGAGTCTGGAATACAAGGGCGCGCTCGACATCTACGACGACTTCTCGTCCGATGCGGTGCTGGCCACGGCCGGGCCGTTCATCCTGGCGCTGATCCAGATGGTCAACACCGGGCTGATCTCGAAAGAGGACGCTTTTAACGAAATGCAGCGGTATGGCATCGTCAACCCGGACCTGGTCTGGAAGGACGTGCAAAGCCGCATCAGCCTGGAGCCGCCTATGTTCGAAGTACCGATGCCTGGCGCGGCGAAGACGCCGGCGCCAGAGCCTGACGACGCATGAACCCGCTCGAAGAGTGGCTCTTAAAAGCGCTGCTCGCCGGCAGCGTCAAGATGCTGCGCGCCGACGCCGAGATGAAGGCCAAGGTGCTCGCGCTGATGGTCCTGATGCAAAAAGACCTGGTATCGGTCCTGGCCAACGCCGGCGAGATGTCGGTCATCGGGCGCGCCGGCCGTAACGCGGTGCTGCGCGAATCGAACGAGCTGATCGCCAAGTATTACGGCCGCGCCCAACTGCAGGTCGACCTGTTCGGCGTCGCTGAGGTGGAGTCGATGGGCGTTCGCAGGGCGCTGGCGACGGTGATCGAGCGCGCCGGGCCTGGTGAAATAAGCGCCGAAGTGCGGCTTGGCCTGCGCCTGCCGACCGAGGCGTAGCTTCAGAAGCTGAGCAGCGACATCCTGATCCAAGGCTCGCCGGCGAAGAACTGGTGGTTGCGCCAGCAGCAGGACACGCAGTTCAAGCTGGCGAACGAGATTCGCATCGGCGCCGCCCAGGGCGAGACGAACGCGCAGATCATCAAGCGCATCGTCGGGCAAGAGGCGACAGTCATCGCGCCGACGGCCAAGGCACCAGCGCCGGTCATCGAGCCAGGCATTCCAGGCGTGATGCCGCTGGCCCGCCGGAATGCTGCGGCAATCGTGCAAACTAGCATGGCGACCGTGGCAGCAGCTGCGCGCCGCGCCACGCTCGAGCTGAACGACGACGTGACCGACGGCTTTATGCAGATCAGCACGCTCGACAGCCACACCAGCGACGTGTGCATCGCCTACAGCGGCGCGTCGTGGAACTGGGAATACGAGCCGATCAACGGCAACGACCTCCCATGGCTTGGCGGCGTGCCTCGGCACTGGAACTGCCGGTCGATGGAGATCGCCATCATGAAGAGCCTGCGCGACATGGGCATCGACATGGACGACCCCGAACCGACACAGCGCGCCTCGGCTGGCGGTCCGATCAGCGCCAAGACGACGTTTGATGAGTTTCTGAAGTTGATGGGACCAGCATTCCAAGATGAGACGCTGGGGCCTGGCAGGGCGGAGCTTTTCCGCGCTGGGAAGTTGAATAGCCGCGACCTGGTCGACATGTCCGGCCGGCCGCTGCGGCTCGATCAGCTCAAGGCCGAGCTGGCGAAGTGAGGTAGAATTGGGCATGACCTTCGATCCCAAATCCCTCCTCAATGCGCCGCTGGTAGACCTGACCGTCGACGGACTTGCTGCCGCGCTGGCCAAACTTCAGGCGGTTGGCATGGGTGGCGCCGGCGTGAAGCTGCCAGGCGGTGCTCCGGTGCGCAAGATTGACCTTGTGGCGCACGGCGAGCAGGCCGCGCACTTCGTGTTGACGGATGGCGCGCCGCGCTGAACCTTGTTGGTAAGATCAGGAGGGCACCCGCCAGATTCTCTGCATCGGGTGTCTTTTGAGGAGGGCGTGCTAAGTTAAGGGACTGGCTTGTTCAGTTCTTCCTGGTCTACGAATGCAATATGTTCTTTCAGTTCAGCGTCCGGATCTGGTTCTGCTTTGCGCTCTTCGACTGCGGCATGTAAATCCGTTTCAATATTTTGGGACTCGTTCGGGAACATGTTCTGCAACATGGCGATGACAACATCATTTCTTTCATTGTCATCGTGGCCTTCGTCGATCCCGTTTTTCCAATCGACGATATCAACAGCTTTTTCGATGGCTTGCTTGTAGGTAAGTGAACTCATGCTGACTCAGTAGTATTTAAGCAACTCCGCCAGTTGGCGGAGAATCATTATATATGCCTTACCATCACCCGCTCCGGCGGGTTTTTTTACGCCCACAGATTCATCAGACCGCCCTTGAGGCGGTTTTTTTATGCCCGCAGCAAAAGCAGAAAGCCGAGCGCGGGCCGTTTCGGGCAGCAAGCCCATAACCTCCTGAACAGAAAGTTCAATCATGAAACTCCTCCTCGACGCCAACGGCAATGCAACTCTCCGCGATGGCAAGCAGGTCTATGTGCACGACGATGGCCGTGAAATCGTCTTCGACGGCGCACAAGCTTTTGCGAAGATCGGCCAGCTCACCGGCGAAAACACCGACTACAAAAAGCGCTTCACCGATGCCGAGGCAAAAAACAAGGCATTCGAAGGGCTCGATGATCCGGACGCTGCTCGTGCAGCCCTGGAAACGGTGCGAAATCTCGGCGCGGGTGACTTGAAGACCGCAGCTCAGGTCAAGGAAATTCAGGACGCTGCAGCGAAGACGGCCCAGGATCAAGTGGCGGCCAATGCCAAAGCCAGTGCCGCACGCGAGTTGGAGTTGACTGCGCAGCTGGAGAAGCGCACAGGCGAACTCAACTCGCACATGATCGGCGGCGGGTTCGCAAGCTCGAAGCTGCTCACCGATGACAAGCACCCGAGCCGCCTGGCGATTCCGGCAGAAATGGCTCGCGCCTACTTCGGGGCGAATTTCAAAATCGAGGACGGGAAGATGGTCCCGTACGACTCCAACGGCAGCAAAATTTTCTCGCCGACTCGGCCGGGCGAGATCGCTGACTTCGATGAAGGCCTCGAGGCCATGGTTCGCTCGTGCTCGTTCAAAGACCAGATCATCAAAAGTTCCGGCGCCTCCGGCGGCGGAGCAACTGGTGGTAAAGCAGGCGCCGGCGGCGCCGACCTCTCAAAACTCTCCCCGACAGAACGGCTGACCGCTGCTCGCGCCGGGGCACAAACTTAAAGGCTCCAAACCATGGCTCTCACTCTTGTTGAAGCAGCAAAGCTGGAAACTGGCGACATCATCCGCCAGGCGATCATCGAACTGTACGCCGGCTCGTCGGGCATTCTGATGAACCTTCCGTTCGACACGATCAGCGGCAACGCGATGAAGTGCAACCGCGAGGCATCGCTGCCTGGCGTCGGCTTCCGTGGCGTCAATGAAGGCTACACCGCTTCGACCGGCATTCTGAATCCCATTACCGAATCGCTGGTGATCGCTGGCGGCGACCTGGATGTCGATAAGTTCATCATCGACACCATGGGCGCCCAGCAGCGCTCCGTGCACGAAGCGATGAAGGTGCGCGCCTTGTCGCTGGCGTGGATGCAGAAGTTCATCAAGGGTGACAGCCAGTCCGATCCGCGCGAATTCGATGGCCTGCAAGTGCGGGTCACGGGCGCGCAGATGATCGCCGCCGGTAACGCTGCTAATGGCACGCCGCTGTCCCTGGCCAAGCTGGACGAGGCGATCGACCAGACGCTGAATCCGACCCACCTGATCATGTCGAAGGCCATGCGTCGTCGCTTGACGCAGGCCGCGCGTAACACCAACGTCAGCGGCTTCATCACCTACGGCGTCGATGCATTCGGCCGTCCTGTCGAGATGTACAACGGTTTGCCGTTCATCGTGGTCGACCTCGATCACCTCGGCAATCCGATCCTGCCGTTCGCCGAGGCAGCAACCTCCGGCACCGCGACCGCGACGTCGATCTACATCGTCTCGATGGGCGAGGGCGGCGTGCAAGGTCTGCAAAACGGCGGCATCAGCGTGCGCGACCTGGGCGAGCTGCAAACCTCGCCGCTGTTCCGCACCCGCGTCGAGTGGTACAACGGCTTCGCCGTGTTCAACGGCCGTGCCGCTACCCGCCTGTGGTCGATCTCCGACGCCCCAGTGGTCGCCTAAATAACCGCCAACGATAAGGATCACACATCATGGCAAATCTATATTCGATGTTCACCTTCGACGCGGCTACCGTACTGAAGGCTGCAGGCCCGATCACCGCATCAATTGACGGCGCAATCCTCGATCTGGGTGAAGGCCTGTTCGACGGCTTCCTGGTGCTGGACGTCAGCGCTGTGGAAGTCGACAGCGGCAACGAGATCTACACGATTTCGGTGGAAGGCTCCAGCGTCCCACCAATGTCCTCGCTGAGCGTGTGCCTGGCAAAGAAGACGCTTGGCAACGTGGTCGCCCCGATGGATAACCCGACCGGCGCGGGTCGCTTTGTCGTGCCGTTCCGCAATGAAGAAAACGGGGTGCTGAAGCGCTACGTTCGCCTGAGCACAGCCGTCGTCGGCACTGTCGTTACCGGCATCAACTTCTTTGCGTTCTTGGCAAAGCGCTAAACCAACACTCAAGCATCAAAAAAAAGCCGGAGAAATCCGGCTTTTTTCATTGGAGAACTACATGTCCCTGATTACCTGCTACGACGCGGATGGAAATCCGCATGAAAAAGAGCCGGTCGATGCACGCGAGGCGTGCCTGCACAACGGTTTCACCATGACGCCTCCGGGCACCACGGCGATCGGCGCCATCGCCGAATACGTACCCACCAAACAAGAACTGCTCGCCGCTCGTGACGACTTGCTCGCGCGCCAAATGGAGTTGGATGCATGCGATCAGCGGCTGATCGAGCGTTCCGGGTCGCTGGACCAGCGAGAGCAGGCGCTGGCGGAGCGTGAGCTGGCCAGTCAGCTGAAAGCTGGTCGCCTCGCCGCCGTTCAGGTTGCCGGCGCCAGTGGTCCGGACGTCGCCAGCATGACGAAGGCTCAACTGCAGGCCGCGCTGGAAGAGAAGGGCGTCAAATTCCCTGCCACCGCCGACAAAGCCGAGCTGCAATCGCTCTTGACCGCAGCACAAACCGCATAACGAAAGACCTACATGACAGTCCTATATTCAGGCGAAAAGACGACGATCGCAGTGCCGGCCGGCAAGGCGCCGGTTATCGTCGGCACCCATGGCACCTCCGGCTGGCTGCATTGCCTGAATGAAGGGCTGGGCGGTGATGCTGCAACGCGTAGCTGGAGTGTCGGCGAAGGTCCAGTTGGCCCTATCGCGCTAATGGCCGCAAGCCAGCGTTACACCGTGAAGTGCATTGTTGGCAGCATTGATGTCACCGACGGGAATGTGGCGGCAGACAGCGCCGTCGCGGCTTTCGTAACTGGCTCGGGCGTCGTCGGCGAGAAGCTGACCGCAACACTGCCCGCCGGCGTTGTGGGGACGTTGCAGTTCGTACGCTTTACCAAAGCCACACCACCAGTGAAATCGCTCATTTCCGGCGCGGTGGCAAACGCTGTTAATAGCTTGCAGTACACCTACCAGCAGGGCGATTTGATCTACGATCTCGCCTGTGACACTTCGAACACCGTCCAAACCTCGAACAAGATTTCGGCGGGGGGCACCGCGACCGTTGACCCTGCACCAGTACCCGCAACCGCAGTTACCCTGACCGGCCCGACCTCCGTGGTCGTGGGCGCCGAGTCGTCTGCTTACACCGTCACGCTGTCGCCAGTTGGCGGTACCGTCGCATCGCCCGTCACCGTTACGCCGACGGCCATCACTGGCGTCAGCTTCAACCCGGCCAGCGTCTCGCTTACCACTACATCGCCTTCGGCCACGTTCACCGCCACCGTGTCGGCCGCCGGCACCAAGACCATCGCCGTGACCAGCACCGGCGGCCTGACCGCGCCAGCGGCGATCAACATGGTGGCGTCGGCAGCTGCCTCGAACGTTCCGAGCGCGCCGGTGATCATCGCCGCGACCGAGAACATCAACGACAACACCACGGCAGTTGTCAGCTACGTGGCACCTTCGAGCAATGGCGGCAGCGCGCTCACCGGCTACACGGGCGTGATGACGATGGAAGACGGCAGCACGGTGCCCGGCACCGCCGCAGCCGGCGCCACCAGCATGAACTTCACCGGCGTCACGGCGCTGAAGTCGCGCTCCGTGGTGATCCGCGCCGTGAACGGCAATGGCCCCGGCGCGCTTTCGGCGGTAGCCAAGGTCGCCACGCTGCGTAATGTCGCTACGCGTTGCTCGTCGCAGTACGAGTCCAGCCCGCAATTGCAGGCGTTGGGTCATTCCACGCACTACAACACCTCTGGTCGCACACAGAACATCCTCAAAGTAGTAATTCCGAATTACTATAGCCAGCTTGATACCGGTTCCGGCACGCTCAGCGTCAAGGTGGTAATTGAATATCCGCCGGAAAGCGGCATTCAAGATTCGTTTATGTTTGACGGCGCACTGCTCGGTTCTGTCGCCGTAAATACCAACAAATTTAGCGATTTTCTGACGTTGACGAACATCGTCGGCGGTATCCCCGATGGCGCGGCGTTCCGTCTCAAGTACTTCTTCCAAACCACTTCTGGTGGCCGCATCCCGTATTGCCATAATGGTTCTACGAGCAAATACGGCGCCAAGTACGATTTGATCCGCTTCGGCGCGTCGGGTCAAGATCGTCTGACGGACGATGCGGCTACTTGGAATGCGCGCGTAAATGACGACGCCACCAAAAATTACTGCTTCAAACCACTGGCGATCCTGGGCTATTCCACCGCAGACGTCCATCTCATTAACGGCGATTCGAACACTGCGGGCGGCGGCGTCGATCAAGCTAGCGATACCTTCCTGCTGTGCGGTTTGGGAGAGAAATTGGTCGGCCGTGGTGGTCCGTTCATCAACCTGGCCCAAAGTGGCGAGAAGCTGGAAGACTGGCTTGACGCAAGTAAAGCCCTGCGCCGGAAGGAGATGGTTCCCTACACCACGGTGCGCGATAACTTCTACGGCACCAACACCTTTGCGAACCAGACCGATGTTGCCGCGCTGAATGCGCTCGACGTGCGCTATAGAAACGAGTGGGCGCCGTTCAACAAGCTGACCACTTGCACGATGCCGCCGAAAACGACGCCAGCGACTGGGCCTTTCAATACGCTGGCCAGCCAGAACGTGGACACCACGCAGGACGCAAAACGCGTCGCGTGGAACGCCGCGCGCGTGGCGAAAACTGCCGTTGCGTTTGACCAGGTGTTCAACATTGCGCCGTTGCTCGCCGCCCCGACCGATGAGCGTAAATGGGACGTCCATCCACTGGGCCGTAACCTGACGGTGAGCATGACGGCCGGCTCGAACGTCGTTACCGCCACCACCGGCACTTTCGGCGCCGACGACCCAACGACGGAACTGGTCTGCGTTACGCAGGCGTCCTACGCCGGCTCGGCGCCGTACATTTCGGACGGCGGTTTGATCGGGCTGATGCAGTACACCGAGGCGACGCACGCACTGATCACCGATCGGGCTGGCGTTGCCCGCCCCGCTGGCGTGACCGTAACTGGCTTGACTATGCACATCGGCCTGTGGAACGTAACAGGTGACGGTACACACGGGCGCGAAGCCATGTATCAACGCATCCTTCCTGTCGCGCTGACCGCACCGCTCTAATCTGCAACATCTCCGCGAGCATCTATGACCATCACCACCGAAACCGGCGCCGGCCTGCCCGACGGAAAGCCCTAAAGGACTTTCCTGCAAAGAAAACTTATTTCTGTTTTCGGCGGCGAGCAAAGGCGCCCATGAAACCCAGACCTGCTAGAAACATTGCGTAAGTCTCAGGTTCTGGAACCGCAGAAGGTATCTGTGGAATCGGCGTGGGCGCATTCGGACCGACGGGTTCATTAAATCGCAGATCATCCAGTGCTACGACGTGCAATAACGAACCCATTACGATGAAATTGATGTTCGCAAAGTCGAGGGTGTACGTCGTGTAATCGTTGGTGACGTGTAATGCTTGCGAAAAGGCCGGATGCTGGGCGTGCACATCCTCTTTGAAGTATGCCGTGATGTAGACATCATCGGTTGCTCCTTCAATATAAGTGCGCACCGAAAGGCTATTTAATGTGAAATCAGCGCCGGTAGCGCTACGGATCACTGGGAACGCCTCGTTATAAATAACCATTACGCCGGTGCCAGACTGAGCGACTGGTGAATAGTGCGTGTAATTAGCTCTGCTCCAGCTAAGTCCCGCATACGTCGAAGGCATTTGCTCAATGAAGCCAGTGTCAGGTAAGTCTTCGAAATCAATAGTTGTTGCTTTAGCAGCGAAGGTCAGCGAAAGAATTGCGGACAATCCTGAAGTAATGATGATTCGTTTTAAGCTAAACATGCGCCTCCCCTGGAGTTGTAATGTTTGCAATATTAGCACGGAAGTCTGTAGAAATTGGATGATTTTATGGCGAAAGTAATGACACTTATTGTTGAGGCAGGCATGGGTCTGCCGGATGCCGAGAGCTATGCCAGCGTGGCGCAGGCGGATGCATATCACGCGAAGCGCCTCAACACCGCGTGGGCGGCGCTCGCCGAGCCGACCAAGGAATCGCTGCTGATCAAGGCAACGGAATACATGGTCGGCCAGTACCGCGAGCGCTGGAAAGGTCGGCGCCGCACGTCAACGCAGGCGCTGGACTGGCCGCGCTACGACGTCGAGATGGATGACGTCGAGGCTTACCTCGGCGCGGACATTGTGCCGGTCGAGGTGCAGAACGCATGCGCCGTCCTGGCGCTTCAAGCGAACAGCGGCGACCTGGCGCCGGCGCTGAAGCGCGCGATCAAGGAGAAGGTCATTGGCCCGATCAAAACCGTCTACGCCGACGGCGCACCGGAATTTGTCCGGTACCGCGCGGTCGACCAGCTGCTCAAGCCGTTCCTTTGCGGGTCTGGCTTGACCGGCCGAATGGTGCGGTCGTGAGCGGCTATCCGACAGTGAAGATCGACGGCTGTGCGGTTCACGAGAACACGTACAGCGACAACTGCAAGATTTGGACCGTCACCAACCTGATCGCGCGCGCCAAAGAATTGACGCCGTTCGATCTGCCGCTGGCGGCAATCTACACCGGCAGCCAGGTGTGGGATGCAACCGGGTCGGCGTATGGCATGGCCCACCACATGCGCCGCGCGCTGGATGTTGATACGAGCTATCCGATCATCCTCGACCAGGAAGGCTTCATTATGGACGGATGGCACCGCGTGCTCCGCGCGCTGATCGACGGTAAGGCTACGATCAAGGCCGTGCGGTTTGCTGAAACGCCGCCGCATGACTATTTGAAGCCAACGCCATGAGCGACTATGCACAAGACGCCATCGACGCCGACGAAGCCCTTCGCGAGGACGGCCAGCTGCTGACGCTGACCTACAAGCAGCCCGGCATCTACGTCGGCGGCGCGGTCGTGCCCGGCGTACCGCCGATCATCCGGCACGCATGGGGCATAGAAACCGGCCTCACGACCAACGACCTCGGCATCGGCGCCATCAATGGCACGCTGATCAAATCGGGCGACCGCAAGATCACCATGTCGGCGCTGGATGACGCCAGCGCCGCGCTGCCGCCGATGAAGAACGAGGACATGGTGCTGGCCGGCGGCGTGCTGTACACCGTCAAGAACGTCGATAAGGTCGCGCCCGGCGGCATTGTCGTGCTGTGGCGGCTGGTGGGGCGCGTCTGATGGCTATGTCCTTCTCGCTGCAAATCGCGGCATGGGTCGAGAAGACCAAAGGCGACCTCGATAAGGTGGTGCGCTACGCGGCGCTGACCATCGACGGCAAGCTGATGTATCGCTCGCCGGTCGGTGATCCGACGAAGTGGAAGGTCAACCCGAACAGACCCAAGGTATTCGGCAAGTTCTCGGCGGCCGGCCCGAAGGCGAACTGGCAGGCTGGGTTCATGAGCAAAGGCGCGTCGACCTACCGCAAATCCGGCGCCGGCTACGTGGGCGGCCGATCCCGCAGTGCGTGGATGTTCTCGATCGGCTCGCCCAGCAATGAGCAGGGCACCGTGGTCGACCCGACTGGCAAGCTGACGCTCGACGCTCACAAGGCGCTGATCGCGGCGGCTAGGGCGGGCGACATCCTGTACTTTCAAAACAACATGCCTTATGCAAAGCGCCTGGAGCAGGGCTGGTCCCAACAGGCGCCGTTCGGCATGGTCGCACTGACCGTCGTCGAGTGGCAAACCATTGTCGACAACGTCGTCAACGGTATCCGGGCCGGCACTTCTTCCAGCGACTTTGCGCAGGGCTTCAACACCTACTCCTTATGAGCATTCCGTATATCCGCAACGCGCTGGAGACGGCGCTGGCCAGCATCGAGCCGGAGATCGACATCGTGCACGAGAACGGCTTGCGGTACGAGCCGCAGCCGGACGTGGCGTACTGCGAGGTGTACTTGCTCGTGGCCGAGCCGGCGAATCCGACGATCGGCGAAGCCTTCTACGTCGAGCGCGGCATCCTGCAGGTCACCCTGCAATACCCGCCACTGGTCGGCACGCTCGACTGCGCGCTGCGCGCCGAGGCGATCCGTTCTCTGTTTAAGCGCGGCGCCACGTTCGCCGACAACAGCGTCACCGTCCAGATCGACCGCACGCAGAGCATTTCGCAAAGCCTGAGCGATGCGTTCGGCGAGGGTGGCAAGGCTATGGGCGGTATGTTCCAGGCGTACGCCAAGGGCATGGAAGGCCAGCTGCGCGCACAGAAGGATTTGGCGGCTGCAAAGAAACTGGCTGCCGATGATCCGAGCAAGATTGAAGCCATCAACCGCGCGCAGCTGAACGGCTCGCTCGCTCAGATTCAAAGCTATGTCGGCATGACGTCGGCGGCGCAGGGCTTCTTCAACGAGTGCTCGCGTGGATACCAAGCCATGCACGCGGCAACCGTTGCGCTGCAAGGCGCCGAGATCGCGCTGAGTGTGATCAAGGGCATCAACGCCTTGCTCACGCAGGGTGAGGGCGATCCATACACAGCGTTCGGCCGGATGGCGGCAATGGCCGCGCTGGTGGCCGGCCTCGGCGTGGCGATCAGTGCTGGCGGTGGCGGTGGAGGGCAATCTGCCGCTGACGTGCAGAAGTCGCAGGGCACCGGCTCGGTGTTCGGCGACAGCTCGGCCAAGTTCGATTCGATTCGTCGCTCGATCGAGCAGTTGACGTCGAACTCGTCGGACATGCTACCAATCAATCAGGGCATGCTGACCGCGCTTCAAAGTATCGAGGCGTCGATGGCCGGCCTGACGAACTTGGTGGTGCGCACGCCCGGCATCACCGACGGATCCAATATGGGCATCCAGACCGGGACGATCTCCAAGTCGACCGGCGCGTCGATCGCTGCCGGCGCCCAGCTCGGTAGCATGGTGGGCGAGTATTTCGGGCCAGTCGGTTTGGTGGTTGGCGCAATCGGTGGCGCGATCATCGGTGGCCTAAAAGGCATCTGGGGCAAGACGACGCAGAACATCGTCGATTCGGGCCTGCAATACGGTGGCAGCGTCCGCAACTTGCAGGGCGGCCAGGGTTTCGACCAGTACGCCAGCATCGACACGACGAAAAAGAGCTTCTTTGGCCTGTCGAAGAAGACCAGCAACTCTGTGCAGACCGAAGGGCTGAACGACGAGCTGTCGAAGCAGTTCGGCCTGATCTTCACGAATCTGGATAAGTCGCTGCAAGCCGCTTCGGTGGCGCTCGGCGGCTCGGCAACAGCACCTTCGGCACCGGCAAGGCCACGGTGGTGTCGTCGCTGGTCGAGCAGGCCAGGGCGATCGTACTGAAAGGCTACACCGAACCGGCGATCGTCGCGGCGGTCGCACCGAAGGACGCCGACGATTATCCGAAGGTCGCGTCGACGGTTGCGCACTGGCGCTTCTTCGGCGGCACCGACGGCGCCGCCGTCGCGCCGGGCACCCGCATCGCCGATGTCACCGGCGCCAACCCGCTCACGCGCGACCAGCTCAACAAGGGCGGCGTGGTCGGCGCCGAGGCCGGCGACATCGTTTGGAGCAGCGACCGCCACCGCCTGTCGTCGGCGCCGGGCTCGGTGAGCTTCGTCAACACCGACAAGAACGCGCCGCGCCTGAGCTACTTCGTCACCGATGCGGCGGCCGCCATCAACGCGCAAACCTTCGCCGCCACCGGCTACACGGTCGAAGCGTTCATCAAGATCAACCAGGCGTGGGACAAGACCAAACATGCGTGGATGAATATCATGACGCGCGACGGCAAGCGCGGCAGCCTTGCCGGCTTCGACGGCGGCGATCCGGAATCGCCGCCGCTGCTGTTCGCCATCTCCAGCCTGCGCGAAGTGCAGTGGGAAGTGGTGCCGGACGTCGCCGGCAAGCGCGACGCGCTGGCCAGCTGGTCGGGCGAGATCATCGCCGGCACCTGGGTCCACGTCGCCATCGTCAACGATCCGGTCACGCACGACACGGTGATGTACGTGGAAGGCGCGCCGGTGCTGCGCAACAGCAGCAACGTGGTTGGCATGGCGGCGTCGTCGGCGAGCGCGCCTTGGGTGGTGGGCGGCGGCTCGTGGGATGGCGCGCGCGCCGACGGCTTCTTCGGCAACATCGGCGAGGTGAGGGTGGCCGCAGCCGCGCTGTCGCCGGCGCAGTGGTTGACGGCGCGGCGCAGCTAAAGGAAGCAAATCGCCGCCGCGCCGCCGCGCCGCCACACTGCCAAGCCGCCTAGTGGGCGCCGTCGACCGTCAGCGACGCCGACAGCGCGCGTTGGGCGTCGATCTGCGCCTGCATGACCTTGAGGTTGGCTTCCACGGCCGCCATCGCGTCGGCCCCGGCGACGAAGCGCGGCGGCAATTGTGCCGCGTCGGACAGCTGCACCAGTGCGACGGCAAGCTTCGCCGGGTCGCCCGGCTGCCGCCCGTTCATGCCTTTCAACGCGGCCACCGTCTGCGCCGTTCGCCCGGCGTAATCGGCGATCGACAATTCCGGCCAGATCGTCGACGCATCCTCGACCAGCAGTTCGGTGCGGAAGAAACCTGGCTCGACGGCCATCGTGCTGATGCCGAACGGCGCCAGATCGAAGCGCAACGACTCGATCCAGCCTTCCAGCGCGAACTTCGAGGCCGCATAGGCGGCACAGAATTCCGAGCCGACCAATCCCGCCGTCGATGTCACGGTGATGATCTGCCCGCCGCGCCGCTGGCGCATGCCGGGCAAGACGGCGCGCGTGACATTGAGCGGGCCAAAAAAGTTGGTCTCCATCTGCGCCCGAAACTGGGCATCGCTGATCTCTTCAAAATAGCCGGCGTAGAAATTGCCGGCATTGTTGACCAGCACATCGATCCCGCCGAAGCGCGCCACAGCGGCCTCGACCGCTTGCCGGGCGGCGTCCGGGTCGGTGATGTCGAGCGCCACGCTCAACAGATTGTCGTGCGCGCCGACCGCTGCAGCCACGCGCTCGGCGCTGCGTCCCGTGGCGACAACGTTGTGGCCCGCGCCCAGCGCCTTGCGCGCGATGTCGGTGCCCAAGCCCCGGCTGGCGCCGGTGATAAACCATGTTTTTTTGTCAGTCAT